GAATTATCAGATGCAACAGCAGCAGCAGCAGAAGCGGCAATCCTCACAGGCGCACCACAAGGCGTTTCTGGCAACCTAGCAAAAATTGCAGGACAAGCAGCAGCTCAAGAAATGGCAGCAGCGACAGCACTGGCATCTGCACAGTCAGCAATGGCCGATGACTCAACGACAACACAACCTGTCACACAGATAGAAATTACCGTCAATACAGGTGTAGGAGATCCTAACGCTATTGCAGAGGCCATTGCAGAGGTACTGCGAGAGGCAAGCCAGCGTGGCACTTTAGAACTAGCAGGGTTTGAGTAATGACATGGCTTCCTGAATGGCGAATCACTGTCAATGATGATGTGTTCACAAATGTAACTTCTGTATCTTTTGCCTCTGGTCGTTTAGACATTGATCGCCAACCCACAGCAGGTTACTGTCGAGTAGAGATTATTAACACAGATGGATCACCTTTTACCGTCAATGTTACAGAGGCAATAACCTTAGAGCTAAAGAACTCAACTGGCACTTATGTTACTGTGTTTGGCGGCGAGGTNTCAGACTTTAATGTGGGAGTCAGAAGTCCAGAGGAATCTGGTTTCATAACCTATGGAGTTATTCTAGGTATCGGTTCACTAGCTAAACTTACAAAAGCGGTCTATAACACAGCTCTTGCAGAAGGCTTAGACGGCGCACAGATAGCCGAGATTTTAGGCGCAGCCCTTAACCTTAACTGGGATGAAGTTACTCCTACAGTTACATGGGCTACCTACCCAGCAACACAAACATGGGAAGATGCCGAGTCTTATATCGGCACTATTGACTCAGGCTTTTATACCATGATTGCCCTTGCAGCTAGTGCCTCGGCTAGGTCTTTAACCCTTGCAGACCAGATTGGCACTAGCGCACTAGGTCAGATCTACGAGGAGAAGGATGGCGATGTTTCCTATGACGATGCCGACCATCGATCTAACTACCTTGCAGCCAATGGTTACACAGCACTAGATGGCTCTTACGCATCGCCACGCACTATCCAATCCACAACACAGATTGGTCGTATTCGTAACAGCCTGATCTATCGCTATGGCACAGGGTACGCATCGACCTTTAGCACCTCTAGCGCAGACTCTATTGCCTCTTACGGACTCTACGAAAGATCCTTTGAGTCAAACATCAAAAACCTTGTTGATATTACAGACATTGGGACTAGAGATCTAAGACTGCGACAAGTGCCTAAAGGCTCACTAGGAGCAATTACCTTTCGCCTAGATAATCCAGACCTGCCAAGTGCAATGCTTGACAGCCTCATTGCAGTATTTTTTGGCATGCCAGTGCTTATTAGCAACTTGCCTAGCAACCTTTTAGATGGCACATTTGAGGGGTTTGTTGAAAATGTGGCAGTCAATGCAACGCCTACTTATGTGGACATGACCCTTTTTATTACAGCTACAGAGTTCTCACTATCAACGACACAATGGGATACCGTTATCCCTAGCGCAATAACATGGGCAACCACAAATGCTACACTTATCTGGAACAACGCGACAGGAGCACTAAACTAAATGGCAACAAGTCCCTATTTTAGCTGGCCAGAGCCAGATAACACAGACCTCGTAAAAAATGGTGCATTGGCTATTAGAACAGCAGTCAATGCTATTGACACTTCAATGTCAGAACTGCTTGGTGGCACTACAGGTCAGATCTTGTCTAAAACATCTGGCACAAACATGGACTTCACATGGATTACAAATGATGTTGGTGATATAACAGCGGTAACAGCTGGCACAGGTATTTCGGGCGGTGGCACATCTGGGGCAGTTACAGTCACAAACTCGATGGCAACAGCCATAGATGCAAAAGGTGATTTGGTTGTAGGTACTGGCGCAGATGCTTTTGCACGTTTAGCAGTTGGTTCAAACGGCGACACTCTTTTAGCAGATAGCGCAGCTGCAACAGGACTTCGCTATCAATCAGCCTATAACGACAACGCAGTAATCAACGGAGCCTTTGACATAGCACAAAGAGGCACTTCAATTAACACTGCTGCAACTACTTTTGCTTACACGCTAGATCGCTTATGGGTTTATTCAAATGGGCCGTCTGTGACTACTTCACAACAGGCAACAGGTGACACAACTAATCTGCCAAACATACAATTTGCGGCAAGATGCCAGCGACAATCGGGACAAACAGCAACTTTATCAAGTGTTTGGTATAACACTTTGGAAACAAAAAACTCAATTCGTTTTGCTGGTCAGGCTGTGACACTTTCTTTTTATGCTAGAAAATCAGCAACCTACACGGGTGCTTTTGGAGTTAATTTATTTTCGGGAACTGGCACAGACCAAAGCGGATTAGGCGGCTTAACTGGTCAAGCAACAGTGGCAACTTCTAGCCCAGCAATCACAACTACTTGGACTCGTTATCAATTAACTGGCACAGTCGGTGCAACTGCCACACAAATATCAGTCCAATTTGACTCGGGAACTTGGGTGGGTACTGCGGGAGCAAGTGATTATTTTGAAATAACTGGGGTTCAATTAGAACTCGGGTCTATTGCTACGACCTTTAAGCGTTCAGGTGGCGGCAATATTCAGCAAGAACTTGCATTGTGTCAGAGGTATTATCAAAAAATCATTCCTGCAACAGTCGGTGCTTCTTTTTCTGGTTTTGCTGCTACAACTTCACAAGCACTTTTTAGTGTTCCTTTTGCTCAAACAATGCGAACAACACCAACAGCGTTAGAACAAACTGGAACTGCGACCGATTATGCAATTAGAAGCACGGCAGGCAATACAAACTGCAATAGTGCCCCAACTTTTATCTCTGCTTCAACTGATTATATGGTAATTGATGGTCAAGTGGCAGCAACCTTAACCGCTGGTCAAGGTGTTTTATTCAGATTTACTAATGCTGGAGTGAGTTATCTTGGATGGAGTGCAGAGCTATGAAATATGAACTATTAAAAGAAGAAGATGGCGTTAAGATTTATGCTCGCATAGATGATGACGGCTTATGTCGTGTTACCTGTACCGAGGAAAATCCTGACTATCAAGAATGGCTTAATCCGAGTGAAGCTAAGATTATCTAAGGCTGCTCAACAACTTTTGGAACAGGTCGATGACTCATTCCCAGATCGTGACCGCACATCGGATGGTTGGATCGGCGATACCAGACACTCTGCTCGCAAGTCTGATCATAATCCAGATGAGCAAGGTTGGGTTCGTGCCATCGACATCGATCGTGACTTATTTAAGGGATCAAAGCCCGACATCATGGGCGATCTTGCAGATCAGCTTCGTGCCATATCAAAGGCAAAAACAGACAACCGTATTGCTTACATCATATTTGATGGATCAATCTGCTCCAAGATCCTTAATTGGAAGTGGCGCAAATACACAGGGGCGAACAAACACACTAAGCACATGCATGTTAGCTTTAAGAAAGAAGCTGACAATGATGGGGCTTTTTTTCAAGTATCTATGTTAGGCGGAGAATAATGAATGAACTAAAGACAGCAGCAGGCTCATGGGGCAGAGCGTTTCTAGTGGCAGTTATCTCAATGGCGGCAGCTGGGGTCACAGATCCTAAAGCACTTATTGCAGCAGGTATTGCTTCAATCCTTCCACCTGTACTGCGCTACCTCAATGTCAATGATCCAGCACTAGGCATGAAGAAGTGACACAATCCGATTTCTTTACGCTCTACCTTGCCACGATTGTTGCACTAGGTGGCTTGTCTGGCTATGTCATTACGCACCTGTTGTCTGAAATAAAAAGATTAAACTCGCGTGTTGATGAGATCTATAACATCTTGCTTGACAGGTAACATTGTGCTATGGCAAGAAAAGCAACTAAGGCATTAGAGGAGCAAGGTTACTCAAAGCTTGATGCATACTGCATCGGGCTTTATGAGTATTTTGCTTCGCTAAAGCGAGCAGGCTTTGCAGAAGATATTGCCATGTTTATGATCACTGAGCCACAGGCTTACCCTCATTGGATCTTGCCTGACGGAATACCGCCTGAGAAACTGGGCGATTACGATGATGAGGACGATGATTAAAAAACGCTATCTGGTTATCTCGGATCTACAGATCCCCTATCACCATGAGCAAGCTATTAAGAATCTAATTAAGTTAGTAAAGCGTGAGAAGTTTGACCTAGTCTTAAACACAGGCGATGAGCTCGACATGCAATCGCAGAGCCGCTGGGCGCAGGGGACTAAGTTGGAATGGGAGGGCACATTAGATGCTGACAGAAACCTTGCACAGGATATTCTCTATGACCTCGGCACAACAGATGTCACTAGAAGCAATCACACAGACAGGCTTTACAACACGCTACTACGAGCACCTAGCCTCATTG